AAGATGATTGCAGGTTCAAAGTCGATCAATGAATATCTGAAATTGCCGATTCTTGAAATTGTAGCAGAACCTTCGTCAGAAATATCAAATATTGAGTCGTTAGCAAAGAACTTACCATTAGAACTATCTAGAATTACATACGTTGAATTTGATGACTCTTTATAGTACTCAAGGAATCCTTTACCTGTTTCTCTTGTTGCAATTGTCGCAGTACCTTTTGATGTTGCATTTGAAGCATATCTTACGGTTACAGTTTCACCTACAGTATATCGAATGTTTGACATAGAGTATGTGCCAGAATTGATATTAACAACACTAGCATTAATGCCAGAAGTACCACCGACAATAAGGTCAGTAACAGCAATAGTTGCTCCACCATATCCTGATAGTGTCAATCTATCACCAGAAGAAATTGGTTCACCAAATCCTTCTATGCTTCCTACAACATTCTGAATATACAGTTTTTCTTTTGGTCTGTTGCCAATTTCAAAGTTGCCAGACGACACGAATGAAGCGCGCTTCCAGTTACAAACGATATCAACTTGATCAACTAGATTCCAGATCACATTATTATTTGTCGTGAATGTTGAACCTGTATATGCTCTGCTTGTAACCTGTTTGCCAGTGTTTACATCGATTTCACCAATACGTGAACACCACAAGTAATAATTTGGATTTCCAGCTTCAGGGTGAACAATGAAAGCATAAGATTTGTTACTATACAAGAATACTGGAGTATCAAAAGTGACAGTCATGCCATTTGTTTTACCATTTGTAGAAATGGGTACCAGTGAATTTGTATAACGCTTTTCTGAGAATGGAACTTGATTTAGTGTAATACCGCCACCAGCGTCAACTTCTCTCAGTTCAAACCAGACACCAAGTGTAGGATGCTTCTCTGCGAAGAATACTTCAACAGAAGTTAAGAATAGACCTTCTTCGTTATCTGGAGCTTTGATTGGCATCACATATGCGAGACATACTTGACCGTTGTCAGGAGGATCTGGTATAGGAGCTTCATATTCAGGTTCTTCTGGTAGAGGAGGAAGAGAACTGAATGTTGAACCTACTGTCAATTCAGAAACAGTCTTTTGTCTATTTTCAACCTGTCTTGTAGATAGGATTGTGTCTTGCTTTGTCTGAATAAGACCTTGGGCAAAGAATGATGTTGATGCAAATGAAGTTGCAAAATCAGAACTTGTTGGACTATCTGTTATCAATAATTTCTTTTGACCTACAGTAAATCTAAGATTGTCTGTATTTGGAAGATTTAATCTAAACCAAATTTCACCATTAGAGTTGGCAATAACATCAGTTCCAACAGCATTTGTCCAACTTGATACAGCGGCAACGTTATTATATTCGGCCTCAGTGATTGGTCTGACATATTCTGTCATATTAATGCTGTCAAAGAATACAAAATACTTAGCGAAAGGTTTTAGACCTGTTGCCTTACCCATTAGAGTTTGGGCTCTAATGTAAGGAACAATTTCTGTATTGATCACGCGAGAGCCGACTGAAGTTGAGTCACTATCAAGATAGTTAAAATATTCTGTGCCAGTACGTGAACTTGTAGTGATGGTTTCAATTGTAGCACCAGAAGCGGATGTTCTGATATTCTGCGCAACTCTATTTGCTTCAGCAGCAGAAGAGAACGTTCCTACTAATGTACTAGAGGCATCATCACCAGCATAAACTTTATAACCTGTGATGTTAGTTTGCCATGAGTTCCATGTTGTTGTTATACCACCAGACTGTTGAGCGTCTTCCATACCATCTAGATTTGCACCATTAATCGATATTACATTTGGTGGTATTGCATCATTAGTATCAATCCAAACGTCTTGTGCGGGTGCAAGAGTCAAGTTACCAATAAATTTATAATTAGATTTTTCAGTGTTTAATGTAGAAGTTACAGAAAGAATATTGGCAAACGGTACTTCAGTATAGTCAAGTGTTACTATATCACCTGTTTTTCTAATATTAGTGCCTGAAAGATAATCATAGTTGATAGGTTGCATTGAGTATAAAGGTCTAATACTCTTTTCTTGTGGATCAACGACAATTCGATAATCATCATTGTATGTTGCACCTAGTTGATGATCTGTAAATGTATCAACGAAGATACCGTTCTTAAATCTATCATTTCCACTTGCATCTGAAATTAATAGATCAAGAGCATTCTTCTCTAGTAATGACAATGAAGTGTAATATTCTAGATTTGTAATTCTATCTTTCATGATACCGATATCACGCATAGTTTGTCTAATTGGTGCAATCCAACGTGTAGTTGTTGCAATATCTTGTCGACCAATCAACTTTGCGTAGTATGGTGAAATTGAAGGATAAGGAGAAATATTGAGAACAGCAAGAACCATCTCATTGTCACTGATCTGTGGTGTTACTGGAGTTGCAGCTGGAACACCTCTGGTGATAGAGAATATCTTATCTTTGTTGACATGGACAACATCTTTTCTACCTAGATAATATGAGTAATCATATATGACCTCTGTAGACGGTGATATTAATGTTATACCTGTACCAGAATAGTTGAATGTTGTTGATGTTGCAGGATTCACCGAAGCACCAGCAACAGTCGTCGAATCGGTTGCAGAAATAGACTTGATAGGTCTAAAGTCAAGATGGTTTCTCAGGTCATAACTTTTACCTGATGTAGGAGACTTATAGATAGGAATTTCTGCTGTAGTGATAGTAGTTGAAGACGCAGTTACATCGTTAACTGGATAAGAATCTACTGTGAAATAACCTTTACCCTGTGAGTAATCAGGAATAAAGTAGTCTAATTCTACCAGAAGTCTATCTGTTGCAGTTAGTCCTGCGATTGGATCAATTCTGGCAATGTCATAGTGGGTATCTCTCTGTCCATTATCAAAAATGAATTGATTTGTTACCAGAGTTCCTTCAGTGTTTGAAGAGAAGTTGCTGGTTGACTTTTTACGAATCTGTTTAATTCTATAAACGTCAGAGAATCCTAGATTAAATGGACCACTTGTGCCAGCAGTTGAGCAGTTTATTTGTACATATCTGCTTGGTCTAAGAGTTTTAGCAGCTTCAACGGCTGTTGTTTTTTTAGCTTTGAAAGAAACAACTGCTGATCCTGCAATTGCAGTTTCATTAAGAGCAAACGTGAGTGTTGTACCGGCTGCTGTGACTGTACGTACAGTTCCGCTATCGAAACCTAAGGTTGTTAGATCGATATAATCACCGTTTCCGTAATGTTTGAAGAGACTGTTGCCTGAAAGAGGGACAGCAGGAACTTTATTTACAACTAGGTGTGTTGCGTTAGCAATAGAAACGATGGAGTAAATGTTTGCTGTTGTATCTGCCAGGCCTGAGAACTTCAACATATCACCAGCATTCAACTTGGTAAAGTTTGTTCCAACAAGTGTCGTACCGTTGTTGGTTACTGTTATAGCAGTTGCAACGTTTAATGCTGAGTTGAGACTTAGTAATATGTCTCTCTTACTAGACGTAGAAAGAACGCCAGAATAAGGAAGAGAGTCACTGCCTGGAGCAGAAACAGAGAAATTACCACCTGTAATGGTTACAGGTAAAGTTGTAGTATAGTTATATGTTGTATCAGAAGTTTCCAATACACCTTTTATCTTGCGGGTATGATTCGAACCTGTGTAGTATAGAAGAGGAACATTGAAAGGCTCATAAAGAACAGTCGAATTTGTTATAGGATCAAGAACGATATCTGCACCAAAATCAGCAGTTGACGCATTGTCAATATAAACGCTTCTTACAGTTGAAAAACTATTTGTTCCATTCATACGGATATCCATTAGATACATATCTAATTTGCCGTCTGCTGTACCTAAAGTTCCTGTATTATATTCTATAGAAGCAACTCTGGCTGTACCAATTAAATTTCCAGTCTGTGCTGCTGTGAATGTTGCATTAGAAAGACGATTTTGCTGAGTGTCGTAAAGTCTAACTTCTACACCAGTATCTAATGGCAAATGTCCAACCATCTCATCAATTGTGACATATGATCCTAAGAAGGCTGAAGCACTTTGATTTTCAACATTTGAATATGTAGTTGATCTTAGTGTAGTTAATGGAGTTGTAGCTTCAGTTGCAACTCTATATCCTTTAACGTAAGCATCGCCAGATTCTACTCTTACAGAAATAAGAGCTGAGTTTCCACCCTGTAGGCTTGTATATACACCACCGTTGACACCACTATCAAGATGTTCGCGAATGTCAATATTTAATCCAGAAACATAATAGTCTCCAGACTCATCAAAGGTTCTCTTAGCCCATTCATCATTGATCAGTGAGTATTGCGTTCTCTCATTAAGAATTTGAATAATGCCATTTTCAATTGTAAACAGTGTAGTAAAATCAGGCAAATCTTCAGGATCATTAATTTCTCGTACTTGCAATTCAGCGTCAAGTTTAAATCTGTCTGCACCAGGAGCTGAATAGTTTGAAGACTCTAGTGCTGGATCAAGAAGACTGTTGTCAGTTGATGAATTTACAATCGATTCTGCGATATTGAATCCAACTTTACATGTTGGTGTGTCATTGTATCGATCTAGAACAACTTCTTGTGTTGGGAACCAAATGAAATGTCCCTTAGAGAACACGATACCTGATGTAATACGGAATGCTGAACCAAATCCAGTTGCATCAGTATCAACAACTTTTAGGTTACCGATATTGGATGTTAGAGTTTCACCAGCAATAAATTTGACTATTTGACTATTAGCATTAGATGCTTGTAGATAATCAACGTAAATAGTCTTTTTGTTTGTAGATGATTCAGAACCATCAATAACAATGTTGATAAAACCTTTAACACCAGATGTTTGGCCAGTAACTTCAACATCATTGAAGTTTGTGATATCTACTGTGTTATTGCTATCATCAACGTCTTTTACTTTTACGTAATTGAGAGGACCAGGAGACGACTTAGTATTAGCAGCATATAACTGAAAAGAACCAGGAACAACAATAGTACCTTCTTCAAATACATGTCTGCCAAATCTCTCGATCTGTCTTTGCAGAATAGTTTGCATCTGAGTAAGTTCACGCGCCTGTACAGCATAACCAGGACGATACAATATACGATAAAACTGTTTAGCTTCATCGTAATCATCGTAATAAGGTGTTACGTTAAAGTCTGTTGTTAGACCTAGATTGTTAGCAGTATTTGCCATGATTTTCTATTTTCCCTTAAAACTTCAGTACTATTCTGTAATCTTCTGTCTGGTCTTCTGATCTGGTTATTGGTTCTAAATTATTAACATATAAAAGTTGACCAGAGTATAGCTTCAGATAATTTGGTATTATGCTACCGATAAATCTGCTTGTCGATGTGTTTGCTCCAACAAGAGATTGAGATAGCGGATTTCCTGTTGTATTTATAACAACTAGTCTTCCGTTAGCTGAGTCCCACGATACAACTTTACCACTGAAAGTTGCAGTTGACACTGATGTTCCTTGATATACTATTTCATCCTGTTGATAGTCACCAGAACCAGCAGTCGTCAGAGTTATACCCTGTTGAAAAACAATGTTAGAAGAAACAGCAGAACCATCTCTCAATAGTGGATCCTTAAGGATAGCGATCTGTCTCACATCGTTAGTAGCAGGAAGTTTTCCGCCCTCAGACGATTTCAACTGTGTATTGATCATAACCGCTGATCCACCAAATTCATATATTGGACTACTACCATGACCACCTGGAGGACTAATCATAGCTATAACAGATGCGTTCGAACCACCACCACCAGTGATAGCAACGGTAGCATACGTATAATTTTGACCATAGTTCGTCATTGTGATAGATGACACTGTATTCGAAACAGTGTTTAAAGTGACTATCGCATCTGCACCAGAACCATCGCCTGATATAGATATGCCGATGTTGCTTGTATTGCTATAATTTGTTCCTGTATTAGCAACCTTAATGTGATAGATTGCACCTTCAATAGCATTATCTTGAACTTGCCATTGAAGTGAACCGTCGTTTGCAGCTAGTACTCTAACTGGAATATAATTGCTTGTAGTAAATCTTAACTGATCAGAGTCGGAGATTGAATACATATATTTCCAGATGTATCCATCAGAAGTCTCGACTGTCGAGCCAAAATTAATTGTTGTAGGTTCTACTGTGCTTAATGAATTGTTGTTATTACCGATACATTTGTAGACGTTGTAATCACTTGTGACAACGTAAAAATTTGTGTTACCATCATATAGATTGGCATTTCTATGATCATATGAGGTATACGATGTATTAGCTACCCAGTTAATTCTACGTATTACATGCGATATATCATAGCCGAGGATTTTCTTACCACCAATCATGTTAGACCAAATTTGATATTCGGTAGATACAGAAGTATTAGCTATATCAGCATTTGCATCATTTGCCCATGCATCCACTTTACCATAAGTCAAATACATGTTGGTATTTGGAGTAGGTTCTGAAACAGATTCTTTGAACTGTTCGGCGCTGTTGACGCGAAACTTGATAAATGTGGCGGATGAACTCAAAATTTAATCCTCTAATTTACTATTATTTATAATAAAATTTAAACAGATCATGGTTTAGTTGTCAGTTGAATCATTGTTGTATTTGACAACTCTTTATTATAATATACAACTTTTTCTATATTATGTGGATACTGTGGTTGAAATCTTGCTGTCTGAGATATGTACAGTATGTTAACATTTGGTATATTTGCACTAGCTTTATTTGATGATATGCCATCTAGAGCCAAGATGATGTTACCTTTAGGAAGATTTCCATCTTCATATGCAAAAGCTGCTCTGAACGATTTACCAACATATACTCTATCTAATTGTATATCATTATTAAATCCATTCTTAACAGCAGACATATAACTATCATTTGCAGGTGGATTTGATGTGCGATCAGAACCGAATACTATACAATTAGTATCTCTACTAAATGAGTTTGCCAAAGCAATAGCAACAGGATAATCACCATTATTTACAACATAATCTATTGTACTACCCTGAACGAATACTGTACCTTCTATCTGATTGAATACATTAGTAAATGCAGTATTCTGTACCGCAAGATAGTCTGAGCTTCTGGTTACAGTTGCAGAACCAGTTGGAATATACGTAGTCGCGACATTACCTGTTTCAAGCTGCGGACCAAAGAATAGGGTTGCGCCTGTAATTCCAGGATCTCTTGTTGCAGGATATACTCTGAATACGATATTGTTATTTAAGCCATTTCTGTTAAATGTAGTAAAGCTCAATCTTTTCCAACCATCAATATAATTTTCAAGAACAACATTAGATGGAAGTTCTTCACCACCTTCAGCTATAGCTGCTGTTACAGTTGGATTATTAGTATTAAAATTGTTAACAATAACACTGGAGCCATTCACTGTAGTTCCTGTGTAGAAACAGTATATCGCAAATGCATTTGCAGTATTTGCTTTGGCAAAAATCGAATATGTATGTCGCTGAGTTGCACTTGGTGTTATAGTGATATTTTGATCAATAAATGATGCGTCGTTGTTAAGATTCGAATCATAAAGAAGATACGCATTATTATTACCATCAGGTGACTTGAGACCAGAAGTTATGATTGTATTACCAGTATTAGACCATAAATTAGTAAAATTATTAGAATATAGAAGTAAGTTTGTGGCCTGTGGTTCGACACGAATACCTAATGGTCTTAGTGTTTCAGGGTCATGAGTAAATCTAGCAACATTTGCAGTAACATACGAAATATAACCAAAACTGTTTACAAACGAAGCATTACTTGATCTGGTAAACGTCACATTTGAATCTAGATTACCTGTTGTAAAGTCTATTGATAATGTAGGTATTGGTAATGATCGTGTGATAGCTTCTAAACCACCTTCAGAATTATTCAGACCATCTTGTTCGTCGATAGTCAAATACTGACCGAAAAGTTTCATACCTGCAGGATGAACAAGCTGCTTTATGGCCTTACGGTAGTTTGCAATTGATTCTTTCAATCTTAGAACATATGAGAAGTTCTGGTAATAGTCTCTGTCCTGTAAGAAGTTATAAGAAGATACGAAACCATCATCGTTCAGATAACGTCCAGGATATGTGAACACACCTTCTAGAATTGTAGCATTAGCAGTAGCCGTACCATCTCCTAATGATCTTAGATTGATTGTAGGAACATCTGTGTATCCTGATCCTCTATTAACAATCTGAATTTCTTGAATAGAACCTAGAGTACTGTTTGTCAGAATGAATGAAGCGCCTTCGCCTAGTCTATGTGTCACGGCAATGTTAGCACCATTACCTGTTCCAGAAATCACATTTGCTGTAGGTAATACATTATAACCAGAACCGCCGACTATTTGACCAGTTCTAGGAACAAATTTGACAGCCGTAATTGCACCAGTTCCACTAATATTGGATACGATAGCATTAGCACCAGTTCCATAACCACCTGGTTCATTGTTAAATTGAATGATGTTACCTATCTGATATCCAGAACCACCATTATTGATGACCATTTTGCCTAGAATTTCTAGCTCTTGAATGCCTGTGTTTGCGATAATACTGATAGATGGAAGTTCTGTATAATTTGTACCTGCATTACGGACTGTAACAGTTCTTGCTGGACCAGTATTAGCATATACATAAAACGGAAGGGCATTGATCAAAGTCGTATTTGCGTTTGCTCTTTTAATAATTCTGACAACTAAATTCGACTGTCTTGTTGCAAACGCAGGACTAATGTATACAAGATTTGATCTTGTATTTGTTGCAGTTATTAATACAGTATTACTTACACCACTTATCTGATTTGTCACATTTAGTGAGTCAAAAGTTTCAAAGTATACATTACTATTAGCCAACCAAGATGATAGATTGAGCGATGCTAGAGAAACACCACTATTTGCTCTTATGTTTGATGTGTTCGTGTAGATCACATTAAGATTCTGATAAGCAAAAGACTGGTAAATATTATTAGCAATTGAGTTTGTAGTGTTTGTATTTGCTTCTACTGATACAGTACTGAAGATGATATTGTATGAATTAGGATGTACACTGCTGTCATTTAATACTAGGGTCAATTCAGCATTAGCACCAGAACCAGCACCACCACCAGAAAAAAGAGCAAACGAGTTTGTTTGATATCCAGCACCACCATCGATAACAGTTATAGAAGCAATATTACCAGTAGAAACTCGCGAAACTCTTAGATTAGCACCAGCACCACTATTACTCTCCACTATAGGATTATCACCAACTATATAACCAGAACCAGCATTTGTCACAGTAACAGTGTTGATAATACCACCAAAAACATTTGATGTGAGAGATTTGGTAATACCGTTCTCAGAAAATACTGTAAAGACCTGCTCATTATTGACGAAATTGCCTAAAATGTTTGATATGATCAGTTCGTCAATCTGCGTTCCTTTTTCAAAGAAGCGATCAACTCTTTCTACAGTAGCAGTAGCACCAGACGTATTACCTCTGATGATCTTATCATTGAAGTTACTGATGGCCAATATATTTGAATTAGCTATACTATTGACAGAAGTGTCCGTAACTCTCAATGATCTTTGAATAAACCATTTACCATCAGAAGCTCTTAGCACATCTTTTTTAGGATAATAGAACTCCAAATCTTCATGACCATAGAGAATATTAATGAGAAATCTGATAGAGTTTTCTGTTCCTTTTGCTCTATAGAAATCTTTGATATTTTTTAATAGAAGATTCTTATCGACCGTAACATTTTCTGGAATAAGTTTCAGAAACTCGTCGTAAAGATTCTCTTCATATGAAGTAAGATCAATATCTCTGATTACAGGAATATTATCTTTAGCTACCTGAACAACCTGGTTGTCCTGTTCTAGGTACTCAAAATACTTTTGTAAAAACAGAACAAAGTTAGGATGGTCGTTTCTAACAAAGAACGGTACCTGAGATGATATGAGAGATGAAATCTTGTTGTTTGTTGACATTACTCTTCAGCCACCATCTCGACTAAAATACTTTTTGGATCAAGAGGATCAATATTCAGGATACGATTTCTCAAAGGTAGAATAATTTCATTTTCTGCTGGTGCATAGAAAGTTACGATACCATCTGGATAAAAATCATTTTCAATTGTACTGTTAACTCTGATTGAATTGATTGACACTAGACCTGTCAAATAGTTAATAGTACCAGCATTTGCATTGATTGTGATCTTTTTACCAGTATTGTCATAATAGAATGATCTTACTGTACCAAAATTATTTTCAAGTTGCGCTGTGGCTGTTACACCAGTTCCTTCTCCACCAATAAATGAAACTGTGGCATTAGTGTAATCAACACCCTTTGTTAAAATCTCAACTCTATCAATTTTACCAGATGCAATGTACGCTCTTGCTGTTGCACCTGAACCGTCGCCAGAGATGACTACTGTCGGTGCTGTCTGATATAGTGAACCACTATTAGTGATGATGATAGAATTAATTCCTGATGGAGCATCAAGAGTTTCTTCAAACAAAACGTTTCTTTCAATAGAGTTTGAATCGTTCAACTGGACTTCTGGGAAAGAAAACAACTTGTTTAGGTAATTACCTTTTCTCAACGGCATATTAAAATTGATATCATACTTACGAGCATTATTATAATCAAGTGTGACACGCTTTTGGACAAATATGGTTGTGTCAGAGCCAACTATAGACCTTTCAGAATTTTCCATATACTGCGACAGTCTAGATTTTCTGAATGTTGAATCAAATGTGTTTAATTCTTTATCATTATAGTCTAAGATCGACGCCTTTACTAACTCTGCAATCTCATTAGCTTGCAGAGATGTTAGATTAGGATCATAGCTAATTTTAGTTACAATTCTCATATACGCAAAGTCTGGATCAACAATTTCAGGAGTCACTGTCACCACATTTCTGTTTCTGATGAGAGAATCCTTGATGAATTGCTTATCTGCATTTGTGAGAGCGATGTTTTGATCTGTCTTCAAGCTCAGGAAGACTTTACCGTAGATGACTGGATCATTATCTTCACCACCCCAAACAGACACAGACTGGATATTAGGGAAATCTTTAGTGATAAGAGTTTCATAATCAGACGCGGTAACGCTTCTGTTCTGTGTCGTATAGTAATATGGTGCTCTAAACTTGACCTGTTCGATTGTTTCTTTTTCAACACCACCATATGAAGATGTTACAGTTGTTATATTGACATTGTTTCTGTATAGGCCACCGATTGAGTCTATTGCAGTAAAGTTTGTAATATTATTTGAAAGACCACCAACATTATCGAGGTATGTACATGTAATAATATTACCTACTCTTGGCTTTTTGCCTAGAACGTTATCACCAAAATAGAAGGTGTAGTTTAGGTTCTCATTTTCCTCAATAAAGTATACTTCAGAGTTTGAATTGAGAACTGTAATGTCTGAGACTTTAGTATATGTTTTGATATCAGTATTGGTTGATGATTCCTGTACAGTGATAATGATGCTGCTTGCGTCAACATTTGCAGATGGAATCTCAAAGCGTCTGCTAGTATTTGTAGGTGTCATTGCGTACTGGAGCGAAATGAC